TAGGAACTTCAATATAATTAGTTTCTTGAATGTTATTATTCACCAGTTCCTTAAGGTTTTCCTCAAGAGAATTCATAGTCTTCACATCTGGTTCGGCGTGTTCTCCACCAGTCTGTTGAGTATTTTGGTCCTCAAATTTTTCACCTTGAGTTTGTTGTTCAGACCCAGAGGTTTGTTGCTTATCGCCATCACCTTCACCATCCTCTTCGGGAGAAAGTTCTTGCTGTTCTTCAGATTGGTCTCCCGCATCAGAACCAGAAGACTTTTCGTGATTATCAAGACTTGGAAGTTTTGTTTGTTCTTCTTGCTTTTGCTTACAGTAATCATAAAGAACCTTGGCAGCATCCAAAGTTTCATCAAAGGTTTCTGCCTTACCAATCATATCTACAATTTCTTGCTCCCTCTCGGTGAATTCAAGAGTCAAGAAATTACCAACCTTGAAGTAAAGATTTGCACGGTCGGCAAGATTATGTGTTGAAAGATCGTCATCACCAATCTGAAAGAAATCTTCTTCCTGAAGTTCCCGATAGGCACCATAGAAGGTCTTTGCCAATCCACCATAACGACGTTTAATGAGTTTCTCCACACGAGCATCCTCACATACATTCACAAACTGTTGAGGAACCCGAACCTGCTCTGTCCAGTCCTTATCGGGGGTGTAGAGGGCATGAGAGACCTCGTGGGCAACCAACATATCATAAACTCCATTACTTGCCTTCTGCCACATAGGAAGCGTCAGAACCCGTGTATGAACATTAAAGCAGGCAGTCTCAACCTTCTTGTGTTCCACAATCAAGTCTTCCGTTGCCAGAAGACGGGCAAGCATACCTTTTACTTCAAAATTTACGGTCATTAGGGGTTCGTTTGTGTTATGAACCTATTGTACAAAAAAAGAGGGTCGTGAAACCCTCTAGTGTGCCAGTTTTGGAAGTGGTCTTAGGCAGTTTTTGTATCTTTTTTAATAGGGTTTGATGCTCCTTTGAGTCCTCTAGAACCGCTTGGATTGATAAATGGGTCCTCATAAGGTCTATTAGCACCCATACCAGGAGATTTTGGAAACATTTGACTTGGTTTAATTGGTGGGTTTACTTGACCAGTAGTACTGACAACACCCTCAACAATACTCTGTCTCCACTCTTCACTCATATTTGCCATAATAGCAAGTGCCGCTTCATTTGTATCGGCAAAACCTTCGGAAACTAGGTGCTCAAGGATTGTGTAAAAGAGGTCATGAGATTCTTTTTTCAACCTTGCCTTACGATACTCCATCTCATCACGGGTATAGCGATCCATTCTACCTTGCTGCGGTTGACGCTGATTAGGATCTGTTTGAGTTTGTACCCCACCCCCACGACGCATATATCCAGCACCACTTACTTGAGAATCTCCAGAGACCATCATACCCGCTTGCGATCTACCATCCTGATATGATTTTGTGTCTTTTGCTCCTCTTACTTTTTTAGGAGTTCTCTTTGCTGCCTCATCAATATAAATCTCTGCCATCTCATCCCAAGTGTAATCACTCAGGTCATAACCTTCTTCTACGAGTGAATTGACCCATAATTCAACTTCTTCACGAACTGAACGAGGATTGAGATAAGGATTTACATCAGAACTATATTGAGTTCCGCCAACATTTTTACCAAGATGCTTTCTCTTTCTTCTATTCTTCTCCAACTCATATTGCTGTTTTGCAGTTCTTGGTTTAGGAATTTTTTTACCGGTAATACCAATTTCAGTTTCTTCATTAGCAAGTGATTTCAAACCATGCTTTTTAACATGCTCACCCGCACGACGACCTGCTTCACGAGTTACAGAAGCAATTTTACCTAAGGTATTTCCAGTTTCACTTGCAAGACGACCAGCAGTTTGAGTTGCTTTACGGTGACGCTCCATACCTGCAAGAATTTGTCTTGCAATTGCATCTCTGATTGGTTTCTTTGATTTTGGTTGCTCTTTTTTAGATTCAGTATCAGCACCATTAGATGCTGGTTCCATTCTTTCAGACTCTTTTCTCTTTAGTGCTGCCTCTTTTGCCTCCTTTTTTGCTGCTTCTTTAGCATCAATTTTTGCTTTTACATCAGCATAAGATTCACCACCAGTTCTTTTCTTTGCTGATCTTTCTTCCGTAAGAATAGTAAGATCTTCCGAAAGATCATAAACAAATTCCACAAAGTTATCAAGACCAACCTTTTCGATCAAAATATCAATTCCATCCTCATTGAGTCCATAAGTATAAAAATACTCAGTTGCTACTTCAACAATGTCTTCATCATATACGGTATTATTATATTCATTTGCCAATTCCCACAATTCATCATTATAAACTGCCTCGTACATGAGACGCATATCTTGAACTTGTTGCGAATTCATTTTACTTATAGACTTTCTAGTTATTTATAAAAAAAACACTCCGAAGAGTGCTTTTTCTTAAAGGCTTTGAGTCGCGCCTTTGCCTGTCGGAGTGCTTGCGGTTTGAGTTTTCTTTTCTGATCCTTTTTGGAATGGTGGAATCGGTTTGGAACTTGCATCGGTCTTGTGCTTATGTTTCTACTTTATACGAGAATCCTGCCTTCTTATCAAACCTTGTGACACTTTGGAATTTGTCCTCAAGTCCGGTCTTATGAGAAATTACAAATACATTAGTATCCTTAATCACATAACGAATAATTTTAAGGAACTCGTCAGTTCCAAAACCATCAAGAGAACCATCAAACACCTCATCAAACAAAAGAATATTACAATTTGCAGAGTTCTTAACTCTTGCAATTTCTCTCCAAGCAAATACTAGAGCAAGATTAATTTTTGCCTTTTCACCTTCACTAAAAGAATCATAAGAGAAGTTCTCGTGAATGGGTGACTTGATACTCTCATTAAACTCAGAATCAAGATGGAAATTAATATAAAAATCCATCATCTGTAAGTAACGATTCACCTGTTGATTGATGAACGGGAGATACTTTTTAATAATCTTCGTTTTTACACCATCATCCTTGAGTAAGGAATATGCAAAATCATAATGAACGATTTCTTCTTTTTTATCTGAAAGGTCATCAAATGTTTTTTGAAGATTATCTCTAAACTCTTCTAACTTCTCATTTTCAGTATTTCTATTTTTAAGTTGTTCGGTAATAGTTTGAACTTCAGATTCAAGGTTTCGGATTTGTTTCTGACTGAGTGAAATCCGAGTATTGTTTTGAGAAATCTCATGGTTGAGTTTCGTAATCTCCTTTGATAGTGCTATAAATTGACGCTCTCGTTCTTGTTCAAACTTCATAGTCTCCTCAAGTTCCTGAAAACCTTTCTGGAGTTCCTTTGCTTTATTTTGAGCATCTGCAATTCTATTTAACCGAAACTCCTCTTCAATTGTTTGAGTGCAAGTAGGGCATACCGTATTTTCACTAAAGAACTTGTGCTCTTTAGTAATCGTAGATACTTTCTGAGAGATTTTACCCTTAAGATTATTGAGTTTTCCTAACTTCTCCGTAGCACCAATAACCTCCTCTTGTTCTTTTGTGTATTTGAAAATGTCTTCTTCGGTCTTGGCATTCTCGGTCATATAAGTACCGACTTCAACATCTAAATCGGAAATTTTCCGTTTATTGACATTTATATTAGCATTACCACGATTCTCAAGTTCATCAATAAAACTCTTCTGCATTTCAACCTTGTCCTTAAGGTTTTGCTTCTTCAACTCAAGAGATTTTATTTCATCCTTTTTAGTACGAATTTTTTCTTTGATGAGAGTATTCATCGTAGAAAATATCCGAATATCCAATAAGTCCTCAATTACCTCACGACGATTGGCAGTCGTAAGTTGCATAAAAGGCACAAAAGTACTTGAACCCAGAATCACGATTTGGGTGAAAGATTTATAATTGACCTTTAGAATATTTTCTTCGAGTAATTTCTGATTAATACGATCATCAGATTCCTTATGAAGTTGTTTTCCATTTACTTCAATATCAAAGACATTTGGTTTGATTCCACGACGAACCAAATAATCACGACTATTGACAGAAAACTCAATCTCAACTAAACAATCCTTTTCGTTGGTACTGTTAGGAAGTTGGGGTTTGTTAATTTTGCGAAATGGTTTATTGAATAATACAAAAGTCAAGGCATCTAACATAGTGGAATTATGTGAGAGAATATTATTAGTATAAAATCTATGGTTATCAGAATTTACAGTAATATCATACATATTTTCCTTATCATCAAATACTTCCACAGAAACTACTTTTTGGGGACCTGTTTTAGTTTGAATATAAGAAACATTCTCATTCAAATCTTTTACAAATACCTCTTCATAATTTTCGTTGAAGACGATATGATCGTCGGCACATTCTAAACTATTCCCTCCTGAAGTATAAATCTTATATTTTTGATATGGAATAGTTTTATGAAGATGTGTTACTTCTTCCCACCCAGTATCAGTATCAATTTCCCAATCTGTTAGATTGATGGTATCAATAAATTTTCTAGTTATAGTTGATGATAGGTTTTTCATAAAAGCACTCTGTCCATCCTTCAAATTTTTGTTTTGGTATGTATGAAATTTTACGATTTTCTTTTATTATCTTCTGTTCCAATATAAATGATTTGTGTATATTATTTGAAAATACTTCAACTATTTCATAATCATATTTTCCAATTTTATTTCCACAATATCTTGAGTAAACACTTTTAGTAGTTATTCCAATTTTATAAAATTCTTCATCATTGCCAGTAACCTTTAATAAATATAAAATTCCATTTTCGGTTAAGTCTTTATTCCATAAAGTTCTATAATTAATTTTTGTTGCTTTTTTTCTGTTTATTTCAATTTTTTCAGAATCTGATTTTTTATCTAAACTACCCTGCCATTTTTCTTGCCTATCTAACCATTTTTGTTTTCCACCCTCTTTCCCATATTTCTCAATACATTTTTCAAGAGTAAAAGTAGATTGCTCTTGGGATATCTTTTCTCTTGCATCTACTTCACTAAATCCTCTGATAGTCCAATATTCAATGCATCTCTTTGATGATACTTTTTGAACTTCATTATTATTTTTTGATTTTTCGGCACCTTTAATATTATTTTTTTCTTTTTTTTCTTTTGCTAATTTTATAGATTCAGTTTCATTGTACCCCCTCTTCAACCAATATTCTTTTCTAATTGGTCTTCTTGAGTTTCTTTCATAATCTGCTTCACAATCAGTATAATATACACCAGTATTTGGATTTATTTTAGAAGTCCAAAATTCTTTTGAATATGGACTCACTTTTCCTTTTTTTACATTTTCAGTTGATTTAAAATGTGACTCTCCATCAGACCATCCACGAGAAATCCAATATTGTTTTGTTTGTTTTCCGGTTTCTGGAAGTGAAAGAAGTTTAGATACATAAGATTTACATTTTGCAACATCAGATGATATTGAAACATTTTGAAGTTCTACAAAGAGTTTATCCCTCAAATCTGGATGAAGATTTTGTACTTTATCATCAAGACATTCTTGTATTTTTTCTTCAATTGTTCTGCTTCTTTTGAATTTCATAAAATTCTCCAATAGTAGTTTCAATAATTTCTCCGGTTTTTTTGTTTCGGAGTCTTATATTAGTATTTATATCAACACACTTGCCCGAACCATTAGTCCCAATAATCAAATTGGTATGATGTTTTTGAAAATCCATCTCCGTGAAGTTTTGTCCGGTAGAAAGAAAATTTCGCCATCTAATTTTTTTAAATACTATCATTTTTAGGAGGAATTACAATATCATCAGGAGTAATTACGGCATACTTGTAGTTGTTATGCTTACAAGTCTTTATGGCAAGTTCATCATCAACTTCCACGATTTCCATTTCTTTTTCGTAGTCTTCATCATACTCAAGCATCATAGCATACCGAGTGGCATCATCCTCTTCTTCAAATAAAAATAATACCTTTTCTCCATATTGGTCTTGAACGGCATATGCACCATCATCTTTACGACCCTTAAGAGTTAGAAGAAACATTTTACTCCACTTCGCAAGCTTGTTTATAAAGATCTTCAAATATACTTTTGATAGTACTCTTATCAAAATTAAATTCCGATTCATCAATATAACGATTTAGAATTGTAATAGTGTTTTCATCTTCACTAATATCAAATTCTTCATTCTCTTGAATTTCAAAATTTTCAATAATTTTTAATTCTTGAACCCCAATACTATAAAGTTTATCAATAAACTTTTCAAAAGACTTTATATTTGATTTCTTACGGACGATTACTTTGACAATTTTATTTTGATACTCTGTTGCATCAAACATTTGATGCGGAGTATCCTCATAATAAATGTTATAGAATAATTTATAAGGATTATTAATTGGAGTGTGCTCCAGAGTTTCGGTATCAAAGATATGAAATCCCCGAGTATCATTTACATCCGTCCAATACATTTCATAAGGATTACCGAGATAGAACACAGTTCCATTATCAGAACGAGTGTGGTAATGACCAGAAAATACCTTTGTGAAGTTTGAAAAAAGATTTGCTTCCAGTCCATGCTCCTCCATTACAAGATGTTTATTTACTCGGAATCCCTGAAGTTCTAAATGACCCATAGCAATCTTTGCCTTGGATTTCTGAATAACTTTTAGAGTTTCATCATAGTTCTCACTACAAATCCAAGGAATAAAAGTCATATCAATTCCACAAACCTTTGTGTTCGTTGGAGAACTATATGTCTTTATGTTTGGATAATCTTTTAAGAGAAGAGTAGGAGAGTTTACATCATTTGTAGATTTGTAGTAACAATCGTGATTACCCACAATCATATGAACATCATATTTTTTGAGTGGGTCAAATACGACTCTCTTTGCCCACTCTAAACTTTGATAATCAATTGACTTACGACTATCAAAGGCATCGCCCATATGAATGACTGTTTCTACCCCGTGTTCTTCAAGGGCAGGAAAAAATACATTCTTATAAAAGAGTTCAAAGTAATCGTGAAGATGCTTAGAACCTTTTTTTGCGCCCCAATGGGTGTCCGTAAGGCAGGATATGAGCGTCATCGATTTCCGTTTTTGTATTGAATAGCGTCCTTCATGGAATTATATTCTGAATTGTTCCCAGAAAGCACTCCATCATCAATTGTCATAACCTCATCATAACCGGTTCGTTCAATGATTTTATTTTTAATCTCCAATTGCTTCTTTTCTTTCTGAATTCTTCTCAAAAAGGCATAGTGAATAATCTGAGTAAAATAAGCAAAGGGATTCTGAGACCTTTCTGGATTGAAGTTATGAATGTACTGAACGCAATTCTCTATTCCATCGGAGCACATATCCTCACGGAACATATAATTTACGAAATTAGGTTTATAGGAAAGGTGAGTGGCAATCTTTAAAAAGCATTCTCCAAGATAATCTGGAATTCTAGGTTTTCCTTCCCATGCACCAGACTTAGGAGGATACTTATCGTACTTCTCAAAATACTTCTGTGCTGCCTTATCTACTTTAGATCTATAAACAATAAGAGATTCTAATAACTCTTTATTGTTTACATAATGTTCTGATTTCTTTTTAGGCATAGCATCGAACTTTTAGTATAAGTTGTAATTATTATAGCACATACCGCAAGGGCTTGACAAGTATTGAAAAACCGTATAGACTAGGTTTGTCCCCGTTGAAGATAAGTCTTAGCTTTCTTTATTATCTTTAAAGAGATTCTCTAAATTCTTTCTTGCTTCCTCTACCGAAGATACATAACCCATCGTTGATGAAGGTTTGACTTCTCCAGCTGGTTTGTACACTTCTATTGAATCATCACTTATATAATGTTCATATAACTGAATTAGTTTAATGTCTTTAGTTTCAGTCATCGTTATAACCTTATCAAGTTTAATTAAGAACATATCATCACTAGACATTTCTATCCAAGGTTTAATCTTCACATAAGAATCACCGGTAGAGGTTGTTACGGGTTTCATAAGTACTGGATTTTGTAGAATAATAATTGGATCGCCATCATTCTCATCTATCATAATAAGTGATAGAATCTCTTCACTTGATACTAACTTTAAAATACAGTAAAACTCTTCTCCCATTAGTCTTTTGGTTTTTTAGAATAAGTTT